CAGCAACAGCTAATGAATCAGTTACAACAGCAGTTGAATCTGCAGCTACTTCTACTTTTTCAGCAGGAGTACCACATGAAAATAAACCAATTGTAATACCTAATCCTAGAATCACTTTTTTCATTTTATTTGTTCCTCATTTGTTTTAATATGCATTCTGTCATCGGCCGAATGCTTACGCCGGTTATTTTTATTCTACTATACCAAATGTGTTAAATACTGATTCAATCGTATGTTCAATTTGTACTCTTATACATGTTTGCGGCATACGTTCATTTGCTAAAAAATTGTTAATGTATCCCATTATGTTTGCAGATCCAATTGGATTTGCTGAATGAACCAATACTTTTGGAAATTCAATAGGAGTTTGTTTTTTATAAGATGAATGCATATCCAATCTAGTTGGATTTTGATCATAGAAATATTCAACCAACCACTTGGCACAATCGTATCCTGTTTTTTCTGAAATGTTACTATAATCAATTTTATAGTTCAACATGGTATTGTATATATATTCATTGATGGCATCATCACCTAGGTCATGATCCAATGATATAGTATCAATGTTTTCTAAGCCAATTTCAGTTACTTTGTTAACGAATTCGTTATAACTTCTTACTACCTGCCAGGTACCTGTGGTAGGAGTTCTTAAATCATCTAAATAAATTGAGTATTTCATATGTGCTAATTATATAATAAATATAAGAAATTAAAGTTATCAATCCAAATACTTCTTTAATAAAAATTCTCGAAAATCCATTAGTGCATCAATTTTGCCTAAACAAAATGGAGTATTGTTAGATAAATTCAATAGTTTCTTTGATTGTAATATTCGTTTATCCAATTCGGTTATTAAGGCATCGATGTTTACTTCAGTTTGCTTTCTTGGCCTTAATGGATTCGGTTTGCCAGTTAGATCCTCATAGTATGGATTGAGATCTCCGGTTTGCGGATCATGAGTTGGTATATTCTTTTTCATAGTTTATGTTCCTTCTCGATATATTCCCATAATGATGGTATATCATAACAGATAGGAGCTCCGTGTTCATCATTTGCAGGATATTTTCTTTCAATTTGTTTAAATGTTTTATCATCTATTACTAAACCACCCCATTCTTTTTCGCCCCACTCATTTTCAAATATAAACCAAGTTACCCAATCAACACCGGCTTCGGTATAATGCGTTTCCAAACTTGCAATGAATAAATTGTATATTGACTCATCTAGTTTGTATTTACCTTCCATTAAATCAAATCCAATATCATAAAGTTCACCTATCATGATGTGACTCTTTCGATATTCAGTTAATATCTTTTCAAAATGTTCTAGTTTCATAGTTTATTTTGTTAAATCTGATACTCTGAGTCCGTACATTAATCCAATCCATCCCATATTTTTACCTGCTTCTAATTTAGTCATTTTTAAATTCTTTCGCAGATACTGTTCACTCCATGACTTCCATTCATCATACTGTTTTTCAGTCATGGTATACTTCATAAACCAATCATCAGTTCTTCCTATTAAATCATCATATCTAGTTTCGTGACCTGCTATCTCAAACATTTTATTGATTATATCTTTCAATGATTGATCCTTTTTCTGTTCGTATGTCATTCTCTTTTTCATATCTGTTCGCATCTAGTAGTTATTTGATAAATAGTTGAATTTGTAGTGTCTAAAATATATCTATGATAAGTTCTATTCAATTCCACCGTAGGTATTCTTGCTATGGTATCTATTAATTGTTGCGCTGGCTTATCACAGGCCTGAGTAATTTTTGGAAACCCCATGTTAAAAACCTCACGAGACTCAGTATCCTTCAGTTTATACATTCTTTGTTCGCATCGAATACAACCTTCTATTGTATCCTTTTCGCAGGAACTAAATAACATTGCAGCAATCAATAACTTTTTCATATGTTTAATCTTTAATTAATATATACTCGCTATTCTCTGTATTAAAATGTACATAACCCGATTCAGTGGATTCTAATATTTCAGTTACCGTAGTAGTGAGCCAGGTATATGACATATACTGCGGATCTACTATTAATGATCTACCTACTGCAGGCTCATCATGTTTAGCTTTGAAAGTTCCGTTGTCATTCCATTCAATCCATGATATCTTGGTTCCCTTTTTCTTTAACCCGTCTTTTTTTCTTATCAGTGTGTACATATGGTAATATCTTCCCTTCTGGTGTTATTAATCCTAGTTTCAATGCTCGTCGATAACTAAGAAGTTTTCCGGTTACTGGATGTTTAAATTTTCTTCGTTTTAATGAAATAAATTCTTGTTCTTCTTCAAATGTTAATTTAGCGTATTCTATTTCAACTTTCCATGGACCCCGTTTGTTTTTAGCAATATCATAATGCCAAGTAGCAACAGATCCATCATCTCTCACATACTCTCTTGTAAATACCGGTGCCTTGAAGTTATCCATATTATTCTAAGTTTGAAGTTAATTCATTGTATAATACTGAATCTTTTTTATACAATCTATCCAATATGATTTCATTTCTGGTATTGGAGATATACAGGTCTAAATAATTTTGTCTCAAACTATCGCAATCCATTATGTTTGGTGCAACAATTGGCTCAGGATCATCATGTCTCATTAGCATAGCTCCTAACACTGTTGTTACTGCTATCAACGCAAATACTGATACAGTTATTGCTATAATTTGTTTCTTAGTTTCATCCATAATCTTTTTTTATTATTATATGAAATAGTATTGAATTTTCCAACCGTATGAACATAAAAAAACATGATACCGGTTAGATATCATGTTCTTTTCGATCTAGCATTAAAAGTGCTTAAACTACATCATTTTCTTGTTTAATTTCTTCGAATTCAACATCTGGAATAGTTTCGCAAAACATCATATGTGTTTCTGAATTCAAAACTGTATCAGCACCAAGAAATTGTTTGAAGTTTTCTACTTTAACTGGATCTGGTTCCGTCTTACCAAAATTGTGCATAGGAACCGATCTCAGTACTTTATATGCTATATCATTTAGGTATACGATCTGTTTCATTACATCATTCCCATTCCTGCCATCTCGGGCAATGCATTTTCTTTTGATGGTTCATCTACCACTACGCATTCGGTGGTTAAAATCATGGACGCAATAGATGCTGCATTTTCGATAGCAATTCTAGTAACTTTAGTCGGATCAATAACGCCCGCATCAATCAAATCAACAAATTCATCAGTTCTGGCATTGTATCCATATGCACCCTTACCTGCTTTCACTGAATTCAAAACATATGACTCTTCTACACCGGAATTGTACAATATGGTTTTCAATGGAGCTTCAATTGATTTTTTAATGATCCCGATACCTAAATTTTCATCCTCATTGGTGCCTTTAAGTTCATTTAATGAATCAATACATCTTATTAAAGCAACGCCCCCACCGGGTACTATACCTTCTTCTACTGCTGCTCTAGTAGCTGCTAATGCATCATCCACACGATCCTTCTTTTCTTTCATCTCTGTTTCAGTAGCAGCACCAACATAAAGAACAGCAACACCACCTGCTAATTTAGCTAAACGCTCTTGCAATTTTTCTTTATCATAGTCAGAAGTGGATGTTTCAATCTGAGCTTTGATCTGACGGATCCTTGCTTCAATTTCTTGTTTCTCACCAGCACCATTAATAATGGTAGTATTATCTTTGCTAATTTCAATCTTCTCTGCAGTTCCTAACATTGATAGATTAGCTTTATCTAAACCAACACCATACTCTTCTGAAATTACTTCTCCGCCGGTAAGTGTAGCTAAATCCTGCAACATCTCTTTTCTCTTATCTCCAAACCCAGGAGCTTTAACCGCAGCAATTTTAAGTGCACCTCTGATACGATTAACTACTAATGTTGCTAATGCATCTCCATCTAGGTCTTCTGCTACAATAAGCAATGATCTTCCTTGCTGAACTACTGGTTCTAGTACCGGAAGAAGTTCCTTCATATTAGATATTTTTTTATCTACTAAAAGAATGTATGGATTATCCATTTCCGTAATCATTTTTTCCTGATTGGTAACAAAATACGGAGACAAGTAACCGCGATTAAACTGCATACCTTCTACAGTTTTTAATTCTGTTAATGTACCTTTAGCTTCTTCCACAGTAATAACACCATCATTGCCAACTACTCGCATTGCCTCAGCAATTAATTCTCCAATTCCGGAATCGTTATTAGCAGAAATGGTAGCAATTTGTTTGATTTTTTCTATGTCATTTCCAACTTCTTGGGACTGAGTTCTCAATGAATCTACCACTAATTCTACTGCCTTATCGATTCCTCGTTTGATATCCATTGGATTGGCTCCGGCAGCTACAAATTTCATTCCAGCTGTTACAATAGCCTGAGCTAAAACAGTAGCGGTAGTTGTTCCATCACCTGCAATATCAGCAGTTTTAGAAGCAACTTCCTTTAACATTTGAGCACCTAAGTTTTCTACTGGATCTTTTAATTCAATTTGTTTTGCAACTGAAACGCCATCTTTAGTTACATGTGGTGCTCCATGTGGATTACCAATAACTACGTTACGTCCTTTTGGACCCAATGTGCATTTAACTGCATTTGCTAATGCATCTACACCAGCTTTTAACTTTGTTCTTGATTCTGTGTTAAAACTAATTTGTTTTGCCATAAATTATAACCTTTCTTTTATTTTATTATATGAATATATATTAACAATTCCAAATTAAATTGGAATCTTCACTGCCTTGTTCAGTAATAACTCAGTATTCTTCCAGGCATTACATCCTAATCGTTTACCCTTTCCGGTTAATTTCATATCTCGATAAAAGTTTACATCCCAACAGTTTCCTGTTTTATCGTAATGCAGTATTGCTTCTGCGAAGAATTTATTGGCATCAATAACATAAATTGCTTTTGCAATGGGATGATGAAATGATATTGTATCACATTTGCCTTGTTTATTGGATCCAATACGCTTCGCAGAAGCTGATGTCTTTCGAATTGTTAATTTTTTATGTTCATTTCGTATTCCTGAATCAAATATATGATCGTATCCATCTGCATTGGCAACATATCCGGGACTATTAAAATGTTTTTCTAGATAAGGTAACACTACCTGCTCAGATATCAATCCGGCATTAACTGATAGAGTTTCTCCAGATTTTAAAAACAAATCAATCATTTCATCGGTGATATGATTGCTTACATATACTGGCATCATTATTATTCGGCCATCTTTTTGAGGTCTGTGTGTTGTCATATTTAAACTGTTTCTGTGAATTTACTATTTAATGATTTTGCAATCTGTGACATATTAACTGGATCAATAAAATTAGAATCTATGCCATACATTTCTCTAAATGCAGTTTTATCGCCAGATAAATATGTAGTCTGATGTTTATCTGATATAAAATAACTTATGATGGAAATACCACTTCTTCTGAAGTTATTGATTACTCTCTTTGTGAACAATACCGGGCCATCGTTTGTGTAAACATCAGTCATACCATATACATGAGATGGAGCTCCATCAGAATAATTTATAAAAATCTTTTCATCTCCTTTAGCATCTAGTATCAGATCCTTTTCTATACTCTTAAATGCAACACCCTCCGGAGTGCATCCATATGTACTCAAATATTTAAAATATTTTTTTATTTTGGACATATTATCATGGGCACTATCATATACATACATTGTAAGTGATTGATCTCTTCCGCTCAATGAACAAGAAGTGCCCCTGGTTGATATCTGCACTCTGATACCGGTCGTCATGGATGCTGCTTGAGCAATTGCTACTGCTGATATCAATGCATTATCCCATTTATTTCCAGACATCGATCCAGATGCATCGATTGATATATGTATAAAGAAGTTTTTATATTTATCTGTAACTATGCGATGAAATACATTATCATTTCCAAAACCTAATTGAGCTAACAAACTTCTATCAATTTTACCAGTTTCTAATCGATTTACCTTTAAGGTCTTATCTGCATTACGAACTTGCAATTTTTTACCTAAATGTTTTCCCAGGATTATACCTTTTGATATTGATGCTAGATTTTCATTAGTAGTTCGTTTACTTGTGCTGAATAGATCTGGCATCGCACTAATAATCGAATCATTTAGCTTTTTAATAACAACCGTATCAATTGAACCAATATCACCACCATTAGATCCAGTATATTCAATGGTTCGAACTTCTGTTCCTGATGCTCGAAGTGCACTAATAACACGATTCTGCGTTTTGCTTAGTTTACCTTCTTTTTTCTGTTCTCCATTTAAGAAGCTTCTTTGATTTTGAACTGCTTTGTTTAATTTTCGTTGGTCATTTTCTGATAGTTTAGATACGATCTCTTTTACTTGCTCTACGGTTAATTCAATTTGTTCAGCATCTAATTCGCCATCATCATTGGTTATTTCGCCAGCACCGCCACCGTTTCCAAAAGACTCGTCGCTAGGTGGTTGTGTTTGTGTTTGATTTGCTGATTGTTCTGCCTCTGCTTCTTTTACAGCCTGTTTAATTGTTTTAAATATATCTACTGCTACAGCTAATGCATCCGTAGTTGTCTGCAATCTGCCAATGTTAGCCAAATCAATAGTATCCCAAATTGTTTGTAGATACTTTAAACTACTTAATTGCCTGTTAGGATTAGTTAAATTGATAATATGAAACATGTAGCAGTCCCAATTCTCTTGAACTTTTTCTCCCTTAATTAAGGCCTTATCAATAATTTTATCATTGAAGTATTTGTTATACATGGCTTCATAATAAGGCCTATAACCAGGAGCCATACTGTATATTTTATAATCAATCCTGCGATCTTCTACATAATTTAATAGATCCTTTATGTTTCTGAAATCATCATTAGTTAAAGTAAAATCAGGATCTACACCATACATTCTAACCACACTAGCAAATTTGCTATTTTTAATATCAGTTGCATTGTCTTGAAACATTTTAAAATCTGTAAATGCAATATGAGATCCTTCGTGTAATGCTAAACCAACAGCTGGATCAAAATTTGCTCCTTCGATTTTAGATCCAATTACTACTTGCTTGCCATCAGTATAAGAATCATTACCAGACTGAAATACTACGGGAATCTTTTTACCAGTAACAATATTAACAAAGTTACCAATTGCTCTTTGAGTTGCAGCTAACTTGGTATAGTTAATTTGCTTGCCATCAATAAGTTTTTCATTAAGTTCATCATCTAACCAAAAACTAGATGCTACTGAATTTAATTTCTTAGGTTTCATAATAGGTTTCATATCTTTTTATTTTTATATATTATATGAAATTGAACTGAAAAATCCAACCAAAAAACAAAAGAAAAGGACGACTAATTAGCCGTCCCCTTCGAGCTATGAAGAATTGATTTGGTACTATTAGAATGGTGAAGTACTAGTTTCTTCTGTTTTAACATTGAAAATATCCTTCGCATCTACCTTTGCATGTTTTTGTATAACCTGCTTAACAAATGTCCTTTCAGAATCAATGCCACCGGAAGCATCAAAGAAAGGAATAATAGCAACCTCGGCTGCCTCATTCAGAGTGAATTGATCTGCTATTAGTTCACACACTCTAACTGTCATACGAGTTGATATCATGGTAGACAATTTACCGTCTTCATTTTTCCATTCATCTCTGGTAATAGATGCAATATCTGCAATAGATTCTATGATATCTGCAGGTACTTTATCACCAAAACGATTAGTTAACAATTTAATTTCATTGTCCTTGGAAAGAATATCTACTTCAATTATTTCAAATCGATCCATCAAGGCTCGATCCAATACTCTAGTACTGGTATATTCATTACCAATATTAGCTGTTGCAATAAACGACACCCCAGGAGCAACCTTAATGGTAGGAGAATTAATATCCTCATCTAATCGCAAATATCTTTGTCCTTCATCTAAAACAGTCATCAAAATGTTCCATGCTTCTGGATGCGCTCTTGAAAGTTCATCTAACAAGATAACTGCATTTTCCGTTTGTATAGCTTTTACGAACTTTGGCTGCATGTGTCTTACCGCAACCTGCAGGACCTACCATCATGATGTTTTTGCCTCTAACTGCAGATCTAACTAGGTATTTCCATTTAAGATCTGCAATTTCTAGATCCCTGGGCTTTATTTTAGAAGAATTGTGAATCAAACTCAACACTTCATCCATAACTGGTGCTTGAATTCTCGGCTCAGCTGGTAATTCGTTTGGTAATTCTGATACATCAATTCTTTTCGATCTCATTGTTTCTTCATTATATTTTAAAGCTTGGCCTAACTGCGCAGCTTTTTCTATCATATCTGAGCGGAATAAACTAGTTATATCTTCGCCTGTAATTGCATTATTTACCACATAATGCATTGAATCTAATTTCTTAATGATACCAAATACTTCTTTCATAGCTAAAATATTTAATTATTTAATTATTTATTACAACTATATTATATGAAGTATTTTACAACATTCCAACCAAAACATATACTTTTTATTAAAAAAGTTTTGATCTAGTTGGATATGTTCGTATTTGGTTGTGTATCAACAATTTACCAGGCTCGGCAAGACCAATATCTAGCTTTTGTTCTAGGTCCGGGGTTATCGCAGTTATGTCTTGCTCTGAAACTTCTTCTTCGTTCCGGGTTAGACTTTTTTATACGCATAGTTTCCTGTCCAGCTCTTTTTGCTGAAGTACCTCCATGACCAAAGTTAACTTTAATTACATTACCCTTTTCATTTCGAACATACACTTTAAATTTTTTAACATCTCCGCGCATTGGTTTGCCTAATGGCACTTTGCGTCCCTGATATTCAGCTTCTAGTAGTTCATTAAATTTACCAGATTTTATATCTTCTAATAGTGACAATGCACATTCATTACATACTGTTATTTCTTCCATAGATTCCTTTGTTTTGTTTCCCCAATTACTAGCTCCAACTTTCCTACATTTAGATAATGCTAATGATCCATATGCAGATGGCCAAACATCATAACGGCTTTTTACTTTGTGATAACAAGCATCTCGTTTTGATTCTTCTTCTATTGTCGATTCAGCTTTTGGCGTACGATCACCCATTCCTACTCTTCGCTTTTGTGCGACTAATGCTTCTTTTTCTTTTTTATCAAAAGACTTCCATGTTTTTGGAGTATCCTTAGATACCTTTTTGGAAGGACGACATTTTTTTACGCCTTTTGTTTCTGAACTACCACATGGTCTTCCGTATTGATCTGTCCATTTTTCTTTTACCCATCGACGAAGGTCTTCACTAATTAAATTTGATAGGTATATCATTATATCTCCTGTTTTATTCCTAATCGTTTTGCAGCTGGTCTCCAAACTGATAGTATCTTTTCTCTATCGGAATCTGTTAAGTCTGGCCTATCTAAGTTTTGTGCAATTACTTGTTTTAACGGTGTTCTAGTTTTCTTTGCATATGAATACATACCTTGTATCATTGCTGGTATTTCTTTAGGAAGTAAATAATACTCTCTTGGTGGTAACTTTCCGATATCTATTTTATTTCGTTTAGATTGATCGGATTTTAAATATTTAGATGCAATTGTATTCAAACCACTTTGTGTTAAATGCTCTAATTCGTGACGAATTGAATCTCTAAGAAGCATTGCTACTTGACTTAGTAAGTTTGGATAATCCTTCGGATCGGCTGTAATGTATATACATATCAATGGAACTTCATCGCCATATCGTTTATCTTCATTGAATGCATCAGCATTAACTTCTTGTACGGTATATCTTTTTATATCTAACCCATCAATCCATTGTATTCTGAGCTCTATATAGAATTCCAATGGTATAGTTTCATTTTCTACTTCTTCAAACCAAACATTTTCAAAATCATTTCCATTAATTGCAGGAGCATCTGATTTTGACTTATAATAAATTTGTTGTCCAGCAAATTTACCGCCTGGATCATTAACTGAAGAATAACTATCTTTGAATACTTTTAATATTCTGTTAGAAAGGCCTGTTACAATTGAATCATAACGGCCTTCTACTAGTATTTTTTTCATTGAAATCATATATGAATAAATATGATCATTCCATTAAATTATAGTTCCAAAAGTGTTCTTTATCTTTATTAAATGGATTACCAGTTTGTTGATAATAACAGTTAAGACAAAGCATTTGTATATTTTCTAAACGATAATTTGTCTCATCTCCATCTAAATGATCCATTAATAATGGAACTGTATCATCGGTGATTCTTCGTTCCGAATATCCGCAGCTATTACATTTCTCTTCAAATATACCTAATGCAAATAAACGATTTCGAACTTTCCAAGCCGGATAATTTGGATACTTCCCTTGAAGTATTTCATCTATAGGATATGGTCCGGATGCTGCATGACACATATCTTTTCTAATACCATGCCCGGCTTGGTTTTTATGTAGTTCGAATAATGTTTTTCCGGTTTCTCGATCCGTATACATCTTTGCATATTTCTTATAAGTAGTAAATGATACTTTTAAGAAACGAGCAGCTTCGGCATTAGATTTAGTATTTTCAATCGCATATCTTAATTCAGTTTCTGAAATATTCAATGCGGTTTTACCGATACCGTATATGTATTTGTATTGTTGTTCCATTAGTATACTCCATGCTTTTGCAGCTCCCTCGCAGCTTCTTTAGGCCATATATATTTTTTATACATTGATTCTAATAAAGGTCTTTTGTCTCGGGTCATGGTAATGAACTCTGCGTGATATGCGGTAGAACATTCTTTTACTGCATTGTACCATGTAGGATAAGATCCATATTGCTCTGCAAAATCATCATTCTCAGATCTATTTTCATAATATGAAATTTGATCTTTAAGTGGCCAAAGATGCACGGGAATATCTGCATCTTTTCTTCTTCCTGGAAGTATGTCATAATGTTTTAGCTTATCATTATTCTTTCTGATAAACTTATCCATTAACATGATGGATCTGTCTTTTGGAGATTCTCCAATGTAACCTTTTTTGCCCATAAATTTACTGTTGCTGTTGTTTTACTATTAAAGTGATTAATCTTCTCCAAGCATCTTCTGCTCGATAAATACTTTCTTGAAACTTTTTTAGATCTTTATTTTCTCGAGCATGCTCGGCTCTTTTCATGTTACGATGATATGTTGCATGATACATACCAATACGTATTTTTAGTATCAGATTTTTAATTTGCTGAATCATCTTTTGGTAATTTATACTTTTGCAATTTTACATGCAAACTCAGATCTAATAGTTCATCACAAACTGCAGTGCATTCTTCATGCGTATCAACAAATACTGAACATTCGCCCGTATTATGAATAATAGTAGCACATTGACCTGCCTGATAATAGTTATGGTTACACACTTCTATTAAACAGTTAATTACATGATCAAATGTATTATTATCATCATTTAATACAACGACTTCGTATCGTCCTTTTTTATTTGATGAGTGTTTCTTTGACATCTCGTAAAACCGTGCATTGTTCATAAAGTTCTTCTTGTACTGCCCATTCTAGACTGCTATCTAAGAATTCAATTTTACGTTTAGTGTCCCAATGATCTGGCCACTCAAACTCGGTATCTTTCATTAAATTAACAGATCTAATAAATAGTTGTTTTATAAAATTTTCATCCATACTAAATAATATAAAATCTTGTACAAGAATCCAACCTGAACTTATTTTAGTTTAATTTGTTGACCTACTTTAATATTATCACCAGTTAATTTATTTAATCGTTTCAAACGATCTGCCGTTGTTTTATATTTTTTTGCTATAGATGTTAATGTGTCACCCCGTTTAACAGTATATGCAGTCGATTCCGGTTTTATAGCAGGTGCAGTGCTAACCACATCAGAACGAACCCAACCAGTTGCAGCTTCTCCATCCTTTGTATATTGTACATTGTACCAAATTTTACCAGTATCATCTTTAGTTGCATCTAGTATTTTACCAATTTTATTTGGCCATTTAACTACAGCATCTAAGTTATTAATCAATCCGGTATTAACTTCTGGACTAGATCTAACATTGGTATACTTTTCTGTCTCAGTTGGATATAATGTTTTTCCAATATTGCCCTTTGCTACAACATCTGCAGGAACATTGGATAAAAACTTGTTAAAAAATAAATTATTTCTATGAGATAATTCACTTCCATCTGTATATCGTTTATAATGATCTCGCATAGTTTGCCAATCATTATTTAATACTGATTTAAGAAATATAGGAAACTTTGAAACTAATCCACCTACACCTAAATTAAATGCAAAATCTGTTAACATTTGCAATTGATGTGCTGATTTAGTTAAATCAACTCCATACTTTCTAGCAACATCTATTACTTGTTGTGCAGCTTTTTTCAAATCCGCAATAAGAAACTTAGTAGCTTGTTGCTCAGTTATGGTCATACCAGGCTTAACATCAGCACCAGTATGCCCATATCCAATCGTTAATACTCCTCGGGCCTCAGAATCATCCTGAATGAATTTTTTTGGATTGGACGGATCTTTATCATCATATACATAGTGCATTCCTTTTGAATTTTTTACACTACCTTCTACCGTTTTAATGTAATCCAAAAATGAATTATTAGATACTACTGCATCGATTGCCGATTCTATTAATAATTGTCTGAGTTGCATGTTATTTTATCTTTTATGTTTTGATATTTCAATTGCAGCTAATTGTTTTAGTGCAGCTTTTTTTGTAGGATGTGTTCCTAGTCGGTTTCCACCTTTTTCCGGAAAAACTGCCCAACCGTCTGATACTTTACGTATCTTCTCATTCATTGCCTGTACAAGATGATTTTTAAAATCTACTGGGGCAAACTGCATGGTTTGTGAATTATATGCATCTGCAGTATTGTTTTGTGTGTAATGTGCAATATAATCTTTAACAGTGCTTATATAATCAGCAGCTAATGTTATTTTTGCTTCAATCCACTCTGGTAAATTATCGGAATCAGATATCATTGCGGATACTTCTTTTGCCATTTGTGCTAATCGCATCGAATCATTTTTAGCCATTTGACCTTCTTGTTCGCAATCGCATTCGTTAAGATTTGTTTTCATATTATAAACCTAAATGTGTTTTAATTGTTTGTAATTCTGATTTTAAAGATTCATTTTCTACGATTAACTTTTTCACCGCACCATATAATGCTGCATTAATTTGTCCAGCATCGAGTGATAAACAATCATCTATATAGAAATCTCCACTACCACTAAATGATCTAGATTCAACTGCTTTAGGAAATATTGGTTGTACATCTTGTGCTATCCACCCTAATACGGTTCTATCTGCAATTTGTTGAGTCGTGTATGCATCTGATTTCCAAGTGTATCGTTTTAATGGTAAATTTTTAACTATATCATAACATGTATCATAATTAGCTTCTTGTATATTATCTTTTAATCTAATATCCGATGTTACTGTCCATAAACCACCTGCTCCTGGTTTACCTGCACTGTCAGTGCTTAATTCTAATTGATAACCCGGGGTCGTAGTGCCAATACCAACCCGGCCGCTACTACTTATAAACATTCTAACATTTGTATCCAATGTTATAAACTGTATTGATGCATCATCCTGTGTTGCAAAATTTAAATTACCAGTACCTCGATGCGCTAATACAGTACTACCACTCGGACTAGAATTTCTAATTATTCGTAAATCATAATCAGTACTACTAGATGCAGCAGTAAAGTCTATATATGCAATACCATTTGCAGTCCGACCTCTTCCTAATTCTATCAAAGATTGATTGCTAGAACTATTATGTATGTATACCGATCCAGAAATTTCAATAAGATTTGATTTAGCTTTAAACACATCGCTTCGTGCACTATCACTCGCACCATCTCCTATTATGAAAAAAGATGTATTATCGCCATGTGTATTGTAATAACCGACTACATTTTGTGCCGATCCAGATGATATAGTTCCTCGACCAGATGCATGGGAATAATCACCTTTTGCGGTAGTGCTATCTCCCTCAGCATGGCTATATAAACCATATGTTTCTGTAAATATACCTTCAGCGTGTGAATAATTTGCAGAAGCCGTTGTGTATCGGCCTTCGGAATGTGCACCATATCCGATAGCCAATGTATAAATTCCTTCAGCATGGCTATTTGAACCAGCTGCTACGGATCCATCTCCTTCGGCATGAGCATAATTTGCAGAAGCAGTTGTGAAACGTCCTTCTGTATGAGATCCTTGAAACAGAGTGGTGGTTTGATACCCTTCGGCGTGTGAATAATTTCCAACAGCTACGGTTCTATATCCTTCGGCGTGTGTATAATCATCTTCTGCACTAGTATCAAAACCTTCTGCATGAGATCCAACACCTAATGCGTATGTTTCTCGTCCTTCTGCATGACTGTAATTTCCAGATGCTGTAGTATATTGTCCTTCTGCATGGGAACCGTTTCCAATTGCATCGGTATTAAATCCATGTGCATGCGCATTATCAGCGCTAGCAGTTGTTAGTTGTCCCATTGCAACAGAATAACGACCTGATGCCAATGTTCGAATTCCAAAAGATGTTGCATACTCAGCAGATGCAACAGTTTGATATCCGTCTGCGTAAGAAAAATCTCCAGATGCTACAGTTTGAAATCCATGTGCGTGTGCATACGGGCCGGTTGCAGTAACTCCAGATCCTTGTTCTAACGTACCATTAATTGTTGCACTGTTTAACGTAACTTCGCCAATTAATGATCCAGTAAATGAACCAGATGCGATAACCGTTGTAGTTGTAGCAACGCCACTTAAAGCATCGATGATACGAGTAACATGTTCTGCTTGAATAGTATTACCAGTACCAATGCCTGTTTTATTAATAATTGCCATTTTATATTATTTCCTATTTTAAATATAAATATTATTTCGTGGGTTTCTGTTTGGATTTTTTTGGAAACATTTTATTAAGTGCTTCTTGGCGGGCATCACAACCGCAATCGGTACCTAATATCTCAGCAATTCGTTCTGCTAATTTATCTAAACCAGTTGCACTAGTTATTTTTTTGATGTCATCGCCTAAACCTTTAGATTGCATAACGAGCTCCATTTGTTAATATGTTATTCAACTGCATTATCAGTGTTTGGTACTGTGCGGTATATGGTATTTCAAACACATATTTTCCAGGAAACTGATAATGTTGTTCTGGTTGCATATACACGCTATGTCCAGTTTCGTCTGTTGCAAATACCGGGTATGGAACTCCTTGCATTGTTATACCTCCATGCGGTGTAGGTATCATGGTGCATTGACCTGGATAACGCCACTGCCCGTCTGGGTGTGTAACTGCATTGTATTGTTTCAATATGCTGGACCAACCTGGTATATCCAATAATTTTTGTTTTGCAACATGCAGATGCAATGGTGATTCTGTAACTGATTCTGGTATCATATGTGCGTGTGTTATTTGGTGATACATACTCTTAAGATGATCAATGTATCCTTTGTTTCTAATGAATTTATATGCTAGATTTTCTATGGAGTATTCTCCTTGATTACCTAATCCAGCTTTTCTTAATTTTTGCAGTTTAAGTAATACATCCTTTATCTTAAGTGTCGCGGTAGGATCTGTTTCCTTAATCAAATTTATTTCGTAAATGAAAGGTGCTGCCTTTTGTTCGATAACTGCATCATCTACGGTGATTTGACGGGGGTCTGGTTTATTCAACCATTTATTTTTTAATATGGAATATACTCCTACTGACGAATTCAATGATTCGTTACTATCTTGTGCGTATAATTCTATAGGTATTCCTTGATATTTTATCGGATATTTACTGTTCCAAACATGTTTTTTTGCCAACATGTATTTAGTTACTAATGGAATATCATGAGTGATTTCTGCATAGTTAATCACAACATGTAAATCTATATCAGATTGTTCGGACCAATTGTAATTTGCATTGCTTCCAATTATAATGATATCCAGTATCGGAACTGTAACTTCTAAAAAATCAGCAAACTGTTCCCCAATACGCAATAGTGCATTATGTAATTTAGGACGAAGCGTATCTCCGTCCCAAAATTTTGGATTCAATGTGTTATGTGTTTGATATTCTAATATCATTATTTTTCCCAATTATATTGTTGCACTTTTAAAGCTTCGCCTGGTTTCTCTGTATCCAATGCTTCTGCAGCAGTTCCTTTTCCTACATCTATTATAGCTTTTTTAATAAGCGGAACTATAATAGCATCTTCATTACCTTGATTTGCTATAACACCGAATTGTTCTAAAAGCTCAACTGCTTCATTTCCAATTTCGTTTGCCCATTTTCTCGCTGATGTTAAATTAGACATAAACTCATTCCACCATGTTAATCCTTCTTGTCCCAATTTACCAGCTGATGCTAATGATCCCAGACGATTTAATGCATCGCCTTGATACATAGTCCACATTAAACTCTGATTCTCAACTGCATTTTTTATAGTACTATCAACAATACTATCGTACATACTTTTATATCTATTGTTTAATGAAAATAATAGATCATTCATGTTTGTTATAGTCGGAGTAAATCCAAATCCTTTAGATTTTTTACCCATACCTGGTAACTGTTCATATCCAGGTATCTTTTCTATTTGTTTTAAAATATCATCAGTTAATTTACTAGCTTGATCTCCAGCTGTTCGTACCAATACTGCTAATTTATCAGGATCCTTTGCTATACTGTTTGAAAATCGTTTCATTAACATTAGATTCATACGTTTCAATTTAGTTGGACTAAAAAATCCTATAGAAACTAATTTTTTACCCAAATCTGGCAAAAGGTTTTTAGGTAAAGCTAGTAAATCTTTAACTGTAAAATCTTTTAAATTAGGGATGTTATATTTCAATTCAGCACCAATTTTTTTAATGCCTTTTCCTGCATCTGCTTTTGCAGCTGCAGCTGCTATGTTGTCTAGACTTCTGCCCGATGCATTTGCAAAATTAACAAATTTATTTAAAACATCATCAATTTTATCTACATCTACGCCCGGAACCTTTCTTAATTGTCCAATAACACCTTCTCTGTTTTTAGTCATCCACCCTGCAATGTCACCCATTCCTTCTGTAATTGCATTTAATGCGCTCTCGGGTATTGCACCAGATTTTATTAATTCTGACCAAAGTTCATCTGTTTTGGATGGATTGTAAATTGCTTCTTTTATTAATTTATTTAGTTTTGGTCCTATTTTTGATAATACGGGTTTTGCTGCAACTTTAATAGCACTACCAACAAACGGAATAACTGCTATCATTGATAGGAATCCATCTAACCACTCTTCTTCATAAAAATACCAAAGTGCGTGAACGAAATCTACACCATCTCCATAGCCGGGTATGAATCCTAGCGCATCCAATGTCCAATGTCCTAAATTTTTCCAATTTTTTTGTAACCAAGAAGTGGTACTATCAGAAGCAGATAATACATCTTGTGTATAGATAGCGACTCCTGGTTTTAATTGAATTTCTCCTACTACATCACTCGAACCAGGAGCAGATGTTACTGTAACTTTTTTTGCTACTGGATCGAATTTATATCCAACTGATCTACCAGCATTTACAAAATATATATCATCGCTATTATTATAAAAGTGTACTCGATCTTCTGCTTTAGTTGCCGGATCTTTAATGGTTAATTGATATGCAGGCTCATTGGCATCAGTTGAAAGTCTCCATGGTTTTGCTCCCGACATTTTCAGTGCATTCTCTAGTGCTTTATTTTCATTGTCCCATGGAGTATTACCTTTATATGGTCTAGTTTTCGTAAGATCTTCGGCTGCGTATGTTGTTTGTTGTTCAATCAATATAGATTTTAATTTTGTCATACAGTATAAATCCTTTTATTTTATTATAAATATAATTTGCCCTTAAAACAACCATTTACAGTAAATATTAAAAAGATTAATGTAAATTTAATATAGAATTAATATTTACTTAACCCAAAACCATTTGTTGTTTCATAGTTATTATATATAATAGATAAAAAAAAAGAAAGGAATCAATGAAACAAGCAATTAAAGGTTATAACAGAGAATTTACAGTGATAGGAATATTTCTATCTGTGGTTTTATTAAGCATAACTACCGGTTGTAGTTGTGATAAGTCTCTACAAAAACATTGTATATTGAAAGAATCTCAATATCAAAATTTTGTGCAACAACATGGTTTGCAACAAGATGTAGATGATTTTTTAAATCAGTAATTTATTTACTGGTTTTTTCTGAAGCATATTTCACACCCATTATGGTGCCTATAATACTAAATGCGTTGGTTAGCAGTATTCCAAACATATTGCTCCACGCATTCCCAATCAGGGTAGTATCTACCGCAGTAGCCAAAGCAAATCCATACATAAGAGTAGTAAGTACACCTACTCCAATTATGATTATAAGAGAAACTTTTACTATGAGATTAATCAACTCGTATTGTGTTTTCTTTTGCATTAGTTCCAAATCCTGCATTGCATGATCTCTGGCATCTATAGCTTCTGATTTGGATTGTTCTGCAAGTTTTAAGGCTTCTTGCAAGTCTGCCATTAATTGTATGTTTTCTTGTTGTGATTCTAATAACTCTTTGTTTTGAGTTTGTATTTGTTTGGTTATGTCTAACCGTTTGCGACGACTCTCTTTATCTCGTTCTATGCATCGCTGTATATAATTATGAAATTCAGTAGCAGGATCGGTCTGTAATACTTTTAGAACATTGCCCTCTAGAGCTATATTTTTTTGTTCATATAACTCTAGAAGCTGTTTCTCGGTCTCTTTATTTAATTTAATCATTTATATACTTTAAACGGCGCCGTACGGTTCTTATAACCTTCATAATCCTTACGGAACTCTTCCAATCTAGGTTCTATGTTGTCTGATTTAATAATCCAAAACTGAGCTCCTGCTTGTTGTGCTTTTGCTTGCTCGGCCGGTTCGTTGCTAGAAGATATAATTCCTACCACAACATGATTGCCGTATTCATAATTAATTTTTCTAACCAGTTCAATACCATCAAAAGTGGATCCTAATATGTTTAAGTCCACA